GTAGATAATTTAACTGAAACGGGAATCGATTCTAACTATACTGCAACTTACTATCCGTGGGTGTTGACAAGAGATACTGTTAACAATACACAAATCTATATCCCACCTACTGCAGAGGTTGTTAGAAACTTAGCATTAACTGATAATATTGCGTTCCCATGGTTCGCATCAGCGGGATACACACGTGGTTTAGTAAATGCGGTTAAGGCACGTAAGAAGTTAACTCAAGAAGATAGAGACATTCTTTATAAAGGTAGATTAAACCCAATCGCAACCTTCTCAGATGTTGGTACGGTAATATGGGGTAATAAAACTACTCAAGTTAGAGAAAGTGCACTAGATAGAATAAATGTGAGAAGATTGTTATTACAAGCACGTAAATTGATTTCGGCAGTAGCAGTTAGGTTATTGTTTGAACAAAATGACGAACAAGTAAGACAAGAGTTCTTAGATTCGGTAAACCCAATCTTAGATGGTATCAGAAGAGACCGTGGTTTAATTGACTTTAGAGTTACCGTTTCTAACACACCTGAGGATTTAGACTCTAATACGTTAACAGGTAAAATTTACTTGAAACCAACAAGAGCACTTGAATTCATAGATATTGAATTCTTAATTACACCAACAGGTGCATCATTTGAGGATATTTAATCACTTGATATATTTATAATATGGGGACCACTATGGTCCCCATTAGCCTTTATTAAACTTTTAAACTAAAAAAAAATGGAATTTAAAAAGAAAACACTTAACGAAGCGTTAGATATTAATACTAACAACAAAAAATCGTTTTCAGAAAAACCACAAAATATTGTGATTTCTGAGTCTCAATTGGAAAGATTAATTGAAAAAATAAAAACCAATAAGTAATGTCGATTAAAAGAATCATAAGAGAATTCATCGAAGAAAAACAATTAAAAGAAGGTTTCGACACTGAGGGTAATCCAGATTTAAAATATTATGCCTTTGATTGGGACGATAATATCGTAACGATGCCGACTCAAATTATTCTTTTAAGTGAAAACGATGAAGAAATCGGAATGTCTACGGAAGACTTTGCAGATTACCGTGCAATGATAGGTAAAGAACCTTTTGAGTATAAAAACACTATGATTGTTGGTTATGCTAGTGACCCATATAGAAATTTCGGAGTAAAAGGAGACAATGCTTTTATTATTGACTCAATGATGGCAACTATCGGACCGTCTTGGGATGATTTTGTAGAATGTATAAATGGAGGTTCAATCTTTGCAATTATCACTGCTAGAGGTCATACACCTTCAGTTCTTAGAGAGTCCATTTATAATTTTATAGTTACCGAACATAATGGTATTAGTAAAGATACCCTTATTGAGAATTTAAAAAAATACAGAAATATGACAGGGGATGTGTCCAAAGATGGTCAAACAATGATTAATGAATATTTGGACCTTTGTAAATATTATCCTGTAACTTATGGGGAGGGTTCAGCGTCAAATCCTGAGGAAGGTAAAATAAAGGCTTTAAGAGAATTTATCACTTACGTTAAAAGTATGAGTGAGAGATTAGGAAAAAGAGCTTTCCTTAAAAATGATGTTAAAAATAATTTTATACCAATGATAGGGTTTTCTGACGATGACCCAGGAAATGTAGAAAAAATTAAAGCATTTCTAGATAATGAGTATGAAGATAAACCAGTAAGAACTTATTTAACTAAAGGAGGAGATAAAAAAGAAATTTAATTATTTTTCTAGTTTTATATTATCTTCTAGTGGAACTTACTGAAAAAAAAATAAAAGTAAATAGAAAAACTTTTGTTGTTGATATTTATAATAAAATAAACACAAGAACTAAAAAAACCAAAATATTATGGCTGATTTATTAATGAAAATGCCCGTTCCTTATGAACCTAAAAGAAAAAATAGGTTTATCCTATCATTTCCTACTTCATTGGGGATTAACTCTTGGTATGTAGAGTCAACTTCAAGACCTAACATCCAAATAGGGGCAACTGAAATTCCTTTTCTAAACACATCTACGTATGTGGCTGGTAGATTCACTTGGAATACCATAAACGTAACTTTCCGTGACCCAATAGGTCCTTCAGCTGCTCAAGCACTGATGGAATGGGTTAGATTACACTCAGAGTCCGTAACGGGTCGTATGGGTTATGCTGCGGGATATAAAAAAGATATCGATTTAGAAATGTTAGACCCAACAGGTGTTGCAGTGGAAAAATGGATTCTTCAAGGGACATTCTTAACAGATGTTAACTTTGATAGTTTAGGTTATAGTGACGATGCGTTAGCTACAATTTCGGCAACTTTACGTCCTGATAGATGTATTTTGGTTTACTAATATAAAAAAAGTATTGATTAAAAATCAATCACCTATATATTTAAAACCATAGAGGTATATAAACTTCTATGGTTTTTTTATTTTAAAGATTATGGACCAAGCACAACAATACGGACAAATGAATATGAACTTACCACACGATGTGGTACCATTACCTTCTCAAGGACTTTTTTACACTAACAAAAAGAAGTCAATTAAGGTGGGATATCTAACGGCTCAAGATGAAAATATCTTGTTATCTAACGTTAATGATACCAATTTAGTTCAAACACTACTTAAAAATAAAATTTATGAACCTGATACAAATTCTGAGGACTTGTTAGAAGGTGATGTTGAAGCTATTCTAATTTTTCTTAGAAACACAGCATTTGGACCTGAATATATTTTTAATTTAGTTGACCCAAAAACAAAAAAATCTTTTGAGAAAACAATTCTTTTAGATGAGTTAGATATTAAACAACCAAAAATAAAACCAAATGATAAAGGATTTTTTGAAATGAATCTTCCTAAGTCAGGGGTAAACGTTGTTTGTAGGTTGTTAACCATGAGAGATACTAACGATTTATCTAATTTAAGGGACCAATATCCCGCAAATGTTACAGTACCTTTAATCACTAAAAGATTAGAGAAACATATAGTCTCGATTGACGGAAATGAAGATAGAGAACAGATTTCACAATTCGTAAATAGTTTACCAATTGCTGACTCTAAGTTCATAAGAAGCACAATGTTAGATTGTGAACCAAGACTCGATTTAGGTAGAGTTGTTATAGCCCCGTCAGGAGAAAAAGTGAACGTGAATATCACTTTTGGGGCTGAGTTTTTTCGTCCTTTCTTCTAACTACAAGCAAATTATGCTCGATGAGTTCTATTATCTGAGTAAACATGTTAATATGTCGTATTCCGACTTGATTGGTATGCCTACCTTCGAACGAAAATATTTTATCAATAAACTATCTGAAGAATTTATTAAAAGGGAAGAGGAAATTGAGAAGTCTCGTAATAAAAGTAGATAGTTAAATATTTATTGATAAAGTAATACATGTTTTTTAATAGTAACTTAGAGGAGACAACCAAAAATATTAAAGAGAATATTACGCTTGCGCAGGTTGGTCTCAAACAATTTAGTAAAGACCTTTTGTCAGCTATTGACCCTAGAGTTATTATGAATAATGCGTCTGCGATTAATGAAGCGACCGCTAAGATGACTCGTGATGTTTTAGGTCAGGGTCGTGAAATTACTAATCAAATACAAACCACAGTTGCTAATGCTCAGGTAGAAACCCTTAAATTTGGTGCAACTGCTCAAGACAACCTTGAGTTATTCTCTTCGATTAACATTCAACTTCAAAATTCAAAATTTTTAACTGAAGACCAAGTAACCTCAATGCAGAGATTAAAACATATTGCTGGTTTAACTTCTGAAGAAATGGGTAAATTTGTTGTTGGTTTTGATACTATAGGTTTTGGTATTCAAGATACTATCAATAAAGTAAGTGAATTACAAAAAGATGCTAGAAGTTATGGATTAAATGTCGGTCAATTTATGAGGTCTGTTGGTGATAACATTAAACTTTTAGCGTCATATAACTTTAAAGGTGGTGTTGATGGATTATCTAAAATGGTTGCTCAGGCACAGTCTTTAAGAATCGATATGAGTAAAACTGTTAGTTTCGCGGAGGAACTAATGTCACCTGAAAAGGCAATTGAAACTGCTGCGGGGTTCCAAATGTTGGGTGGTGCCGTAGGTGATTTAGGTGACCCGTTTAAATTATTACATATGGCTCAAACCGACATGGCAGGATTACAAGACAGTCTTGTTGATATGGCGTCAGGTGCGGTGTCGTTTAATGAAGAAACTGGTGAGTTTGATATTCCTGTCACACAAATGTATCGTCTTAGAGAAGCGGCTAAACTTGCGGGTTATTCATACCAAGAGTTTTCTGAATTGGCTTTAAATTCGGCAAAAAAGACACAAAAACTTGACATGTTAAGTGGTATGAATGAAATACCCGAAGAAAATAAAGAGTTATTGGCCAATTTATCTCAGTTTGATGGAGGTGAATTAAAAGTTAAACTTCCAGGTCAGGATGATATGGTTAGAGTTCAAGACCTAACCAACAAACAAATTTCTGAACTTGAAAAGTTTCAAAAAGAAAACCAAAAATCTGATAAAACATTAGCTATTGAAGCGAATGGATATCTACAACAAATAGCTAACGCTCAAAATTCAACTAAAAGTATTACGACTGCGGAGGCATTAGAAAGTGGTAAATTTGTCGATGCGGTTAATAATATGGTCACTAATTTTAGTAAAATTAATGAACGAGCTCAAGAATTCTTAAGGGAAGATATTGACCCCACTAGAGGTTTTGATGCCGTTTCAAAAATAGAAATACCACCACTAAGTGACGAACAGATTGATAAGTTTTTTATAAATATGGGTAACGGATTTAATAAAGTCCTTACACGTGTTGAAGACGAACTCAAAAATTTTGATTTTAATGGATTAATGGAAGACGCGCTTAGTACTTTAGGTGAGATAGAGATTAATACTGATGGTATAATTAATATATTAAATCCTAAAACTCCACAAAGAGAAATACCGATGGGTAGTGGTTCCGTAACAGTCGAGTCACCGGCACAAAGAGAAGTAATTACTCCTAATCCATTACAACCGGCACAAAGAGAAATACCTGATAGTGTTGTAAATTCTAATGTTATGGGTAATAATAGTAATTATAATGGTGGGCAAGTATCCATGGTAGTAACCGGTGACATTAATTTAAAACTTAATGATATCCCAACTAATTCGGTACTTACACAAGAAGAGTTTAATAATTTACTAATTAGAAATCCTGAAGCTATGAGTATTATTAAATCAAAACTTTTAGATGAAAGTAAGTGGGCGTAACACATATTAGTTAAATTAACGACATAGTTTATATCACAAAATTATATTATCATCTATTTATGTAAAAAGAATATATAGATGCCAAGTCCATTATCATTTAACTCTACAGAGAACTTTAGAAAAAAGTTATTAGTAAGAAATTTACAACCATACAATAGTGATGGTTTTGTACCTACCAGTAAACCTGGTGAGGTTGAGTTTAATACTGATGACCAAGCAGTTATTGATTCCTCAGAAGTTGAGGTTATCGGAAAAAAGGAATCTAAAGTTGCATATACTAAAAATAGTTATGGTCCTGAAGGAGGTTTTTCTGAACCTCTAAATGTTGATGATGTATTTAATTTTAATTTAGTTAGTAGTGTAGGTAAAGGACCTTATAATGGTTTTATTGCATCAACCTATAATGCGTTTAATATATTAACAAATAATAATCCACAGGGTAATAACGGTTCATTGTCTCAAGATTCTGATTTAGCACGTATAGCTGCGGAATCATTAAAATCTGAGTTTCAGTATAGAGTGTCTCAAGAGACATACCAACAAACTATAGGTCGAATTAATGCTATTGATGCACTTTCAGACCCATATGATTTATTGGGTATTGTTACGGGTAATAAATCTATTATTGAGAGAGATTGGAAAATATCTGTTCCTAAAAATATATTAGGTAAAGGTTTAGATTTTATTAGTAGAATAACAGGTGTTTATTCGCCATATTCTTGGATACCTGGTGATTATTTTAGTAACGAACCAAGAAAATTGTTACTTAATCAAGCGGTTAATGATGTTACAGGTCTTTTTGATAAAAGAGGTATTTTAAAACTTCCAACCGAAAAAACTGGAATGCAAACATTCTTAGATAATACTGGTGGAGGTCAAAGGTCAAGATTATTTAAAGGATTGGCGTTAAATCGATATGTTCCTGACTATAATAAAAATATATTAACAGATTTATTTACCGAGGTACCACCACAAAACTATTACGTGGGTAGTTCTGATAGGGAAATAAGTGGTTATGTATCGCCAGAAAACGCATTACCTTTAGATAGGGATGGGAATAAAACATTATCACCTGTTTATGGTTATGGTAAAATTGCTGAAGATTTTGAAAATAAATCAGACGAGAAGAAAAACATATTTAAGTTTGGATTAAATCAAAATCCAACATATGATAGTGGTGGAATTCAAGGAGGGTTTACTTGGGTATCTCCAAAAAGTAAAGACGCTGCAGGTCAAAAAGTTGGTGTTGGGGGTACATATTACGGTACCATAGATAGTGATTGGACAGAACAGGGCATACAAAATACTTTTCAAGCCGGTCAATCAGTTGACGGTGGTGGTCAATACGATTTTAAATCGGGTTCTATATTGGATAATACTCAACAACTAATTAATGCGTCCAGTGAATTACAGGGTCAGAAAAAATTAGAACATGTGGGTAACGCCATTGACCAAGTATCTAAAGTATTTCATGATGGTACGAGAGAGTTAACTAAAGGTTCTAGAGTTATTTCATATACAGATGAAGATGGTCAAATTGTAGGTAAAGAATATTGTCGAGTATTCACTAAAGACACTCCGTACTATTCGATGGGTGATTTACAGAAAGGTGATGGTATTACTAATTCGGGTCGTAAATTTACTTACTCAGTATTGGACAATACTTACAATCTTAACATTGCACCTATAAGAGGTAAAGAAACCACAAATTTAACAGGTAATAATTTTAGTACTGAAGGTGTTAAAAAATATATGTTTTCTTTAGAAAATTTATCGTGGAGAACATCTAAGAAAAAAGGATACACGTATCAAGACTTACCACACTGTGAAAGAGGACCTAATGGGGGTCGTATTATGTGGTTTCCTCCGTACGATATGAAAGTTAGTGAAACTAATAGTGCCAATTGGAATAGTAATGAGTTTGTTGGTAGACCCGAACCGATATATACTTATAGTAATACAACTCGTCAGGGTTCACTATCTTGGAAAATAGTGGTTGACCACCCATCAATTTTAAATGCCATAGTTGATAAGGAACTAGCTAAGGAAAGTGATAGTAATAAAGTTAATGGTATTGTAGATAGTTTCTTTGCGGGATGTCGAAAATACGACATATACGAATTAGCTACGAGATTTCCTCAATTTACTTATCAAGACATATATGATATCATCACAACCTATCCTGAGATTGACACTGTAAAAGCGGAGTTTGATAAGGTTAATCCTGACATACCAGGTGAAAAAGAGCCCGCGACCGAAGAGGTACCACCTAAAATACCATCTAGTGATTATAAAGATTTTGCTTACTACTTCCATAATGATGAACCAAACCCAAAAACTCGATTAACGGTAACGGATATACCTTATAATCAAACATTAAAAGAGTATATTAAATTAGAAAATGATTATAAAACTAAATCAGATAATAGTAGTTCTGTTATTGAATTTTTTGAAAAAAATATACTAACGGCAAATACTGAAAATAGTGTATTGACTAAAACTACTAATTTAGTAAAAAAATTAGGGGAGGCGTTAGATGATGGTTCTACGGTAACTATTAAATTAAGAGGTTCTGCGTCCTCACCTAATAGTGTTTCATATAATAGTGATTTATCAAAAAGAAGGGTTGATAGTGTTAAAGATTACTTCTTACCTCTAAAAACTAAGGGAGATAAAACCTTACAAAAATGGGTTGATGACGGAAAATTAATTATAACTGAAGATACTAATGGTGAAGAAATAACTATTGATGGAACGGATTGTAGTAAAGAATTAAAAGGAAATGCGAGGATTTATTCTGTAGATGCTATGAAATGTAGACGTGTAAGAATAAGTGATATAATTGAAGTGCCTTTGGAAAAGGAGATTGATACTATAACTGATGAAGATGAAACTCCAATAGCTACGGGAGATGAAACAAAAGTTAATAACGAATCAATACCAAAAACGCAAGAACCTGAAAAAAATGAAAGGAGAAAAGAGGAAGTCGCTAAAATTATTGTTAAAAAATTATTAACTGAGTGTGATTATTTTGACTTAATGAAGGAGTCCTCACCTATGGTTTATAATGGAATTAAAGAGAAAATTAAATATTTCCAACCAGCCTTTCACTCTATGACACCTGAAGGATTAAACTCAAGACTGACGTTTTTACAACAATGTATTAGACCTGGTGATACAATACCAGTGATTGGTGATGATGGTAGACCTGTTGAGTCTAGTAATGCAACTAATACATCATTCGGGGCTCCCCCAATATGTGTTCTAAGAATTGGTGATTTTTACCATACTAAAATTGCAATTAACCAAATTAGTATTACTTACGAACCATTAACTTTTGATATGAATCCGGAAGGTATCGGGGTGCAACCAATGTTGGCGGATATTAATATGAGTTTTTATTTTATTGGGGGTCAAGGGTTAAAAGAACCTGTTAGTAGGTTACAAAATGCATTATCATTTAATTACTATGCCAACACTGAAGTGTACGATGATAGGTCAGTTGTTACTGAAGAAAGAAGTGAATTAAACGCTCAGATATGGAATGACATAGAAGATAACATTAAATTTTTAGGGGACGATAAAACTTTAGTTACTGAAAAACAACCAAGTATTGGTACAACTATCGGTAGCGTATTATCTGAAAACGATACCACTTATAACAATGAAGATACTGTATCAGGTGAAACTTCGTATGTGTATCTAATAGATGAATTACCTACAAAATCTAAAGAATATACGGACACAGTGACGAATACTTTAGTAAGTCTTAGTGATAAGTACTCCTTTGACGGATTAAGTTATTTTACATCTGATAGGGAGTATACTGAAGGTAAATTTTTAGGTTATTACGGTTCACCAACATATTATACAGGTACGGTAGTTAAAAGTAATTTATTTGGTAAACCAAAAGAAGATAAGTTACAAGAAAAAATAGATAATCTGTTTTCTGAAACTATCAACGACATTGAAAATGATTTATCACCATTAACTAAAAATTTAAATAACCAAAACTTTAAAAATAAAGATAAGAAAAGATTTAAATTTAATCTGACTCAAAAAATTAATACGATAAAAGGGTCATTTAGTAATGATTATTTTTCAGTATTTAATGACATGAATAATAATCAATTAACGTTAATAAACACAATTGATAAAATTAATTTTGTAGTTACAAACACTGATGGTTATCAAACGGATAAAGGTATTAATATTTTATCTAACATAACAGGTACTACTAAAGTTGACATATCTTCTAAACCAACACCTGCGAACACGTATGATGAAATGGTTAATGATGTGACTACAGTTAGTAATGACATTAAAAGTTTTTACGATGAAATATTTACAGATTTTATACCTAAATATGATACAAATTATAGTTTCACGATATTAGATAGTCCTTATAAAAATGATAAGGCATTTGTTAGGTTAATGCATGTTTGTTATGATGAGATAGGAAACAATCCTGAAGGGTTTATTAATGATATATTAGGTGATGAATTAAAAGATAAAAACGAATGGGTAAAGTACGTTAATAAAATTATTTATGGTATACCATCAACACCGGCAATTGTAGAACCGTTAATTATGGGTTCTGAAGGATATGGTAATAATGTGATTCTTCCTGAACAACCAGGTGTGAAGGGATTGGTAGATATATACCGTAACGTTAGTGTAAAATCAAAAAATAAGTTAACTAAGTTTAAACAAAAACCTAGTGTTACTAAATTTAATGACTATGCACCATTCACATCAGATAAAGAAAGAATATTCGATTATACTAAATTACCTAAAGGTCAAAATAATAGTGACAAAGAATCATATTTTATTAACTTATATAAAGGAGTTAATGTTGGTGATAATAAAACATTTAATGGTAAAATATCATTTAAATAATTATGAGATACTGGAATAGATATAATGATTTTTTGGTAAATGGTCAACAAACTGTTGTCCCTTTTGTAACAATCCCTTCAAAATCTACAGATAAGAGGTATATTTACAGAACAGGAAAGAGTAGACTTGATAAAATTAGTTATGAATTTTATGAAACACCTTACTTTGGTTGGTTAATTCTAATGGCAAATCCACAATATGAGGGGTTAGAAACTAACATTCCTGATAATAGCTTATTGTTCATACCGTATCCGTTAACTGATACATTACAGGACTATAAAGCGGCATTAGAAAACCACTTCTTCTATTATGGCAGATAATAAATTTTACGGAAATCAAAAAGTTTTTGTTCAAACAGAGTATGATAATGTAGTAGTTATCGACCCGAACAAAGTAGTAAACCCTGATGGTACGGTTGAGGAGAGACTTGTAAATCACGAGAATTTAATCACCTATGCCAATTTGGAGGCTAGAGTCATACCTAGAACTAAATTATCTATTGGTTCCGATTATGACGACCCGATACGTAATGTCGGTGTTGGTCAGATGGATGTTAATTTTTTACAAGGAAGAAAACAAGAGAATCAAAAAACACCAACGGAAAACTTTAACGTAAAAAACGAACAAAAATACAACGACAAAGCTTTTGATACTTCATGGACAGACACTTTGTTACCTACGCAAGGAAGTAATGAAACCTCTAACGATGTCTTTAGTTCGGGTAAAGGTGTTGACAATCAAATGTTAGGTATCACTCGTATTAATATCAAAATGAACCCTGCTTTTGTACCGACAGTTACTATTGAAATGACTGATATTCAAGGAAGAGTTCTATTTGAAAGAGGTGACCAATCACCGTATGCTGTTTTTATGCATCTACCTTACCCTGTATTTACCTTAACGGTAAAAGGTTACTATGGTAAGGCAATTAAATTAGAATTAATACTAAAAGACTTTAACGCCAGGTTTGACCCTTCAGATGGTAGCTATAAAATAACTACAAACTTTATTGCTCGTTCACACGCCTTCTTACAAGATACTTTAATGGATTATTTATATGCGACACCGCATATCTTCCCTAAAGATTATCTAATTGACAATGATACCAATGGAACTGCTGACGGTACGATAGGTACTGAAAGAAAAACCACAACTAAGGGTATGGAAAAAATTAAAGAGGTTTATTCTCTTTATAAATCTAAAGGTTTAATTGCGGATGACTTTCCTGAAATTACTCTGAACCAAATGAAAATGAGGTTGGAATATTTTAATCGGTATGTCATGGAAGCTTATAGTAAAGAAGATATGTCAGTACTAAATGATATTGTAACATTTCAAACTGATATAAAGAACTATAGGAAATCAATATTTACTAATGTTTCTGGTAGTTGGTTTAATAAGTATATTGATACTTCTGAAATCTATGTAACCAACGACACAAAATCTTCTGTTCTTTATGGTTTCAAAAAAGAATTTGATGAAGATGCTCGTAAAGGGGCTCTCTCTGAATTAAAAGGTGAGGTATTAAAAGGTAATAAAAAACTAAAGGAAAGTCCTACTTTTTATGACCCGGGAAAATATACTATTGAAGGTAAAGATTATGAATCACAAATTTCGATTAATATAAAACCAAACAACTTAGTTGAGCAAATATTGGACCCGAGTGTTATAGATTACAAAAAAACATATATTAGACGAAAAGGAAATGAACCGACAGACGAAGAGTTGAGTATTTTTGAAAATAAAATAAGGGCATCTTTTGAGTTAACATCTAAAGAATATAGCATTAATGAAAACGGTGACATTGTAGAAGATGAGGTTGGTACCACATTGATAAAGTTTGGTGAAACATTAAATGCTGATAATTTTCAAAACGGAACTTTCTTAGCTAAACTTAAAAAAATTGAAGATAGTTTTGAAAGAAATAGAAAAGACATTGAAAAAAGATTATCCGAAGCACTGTCTAAAAAAATTATTTCATCTGACGTTGGTTTAGGTTTTAATCCGACCGTTAATAATGTTTTGGCGGTTATTTGTGCAAATGCTGAGGCTTTTTATAGGTTAATGGATGAGGTTCATGAGAATGCTTGGAATGTTAGGACAGATGCCGATAGGATACGTGCGATAATTCCTGATGAAAAATCTTATGGTGAAGATTATAAAAAGATGGTTGATGTTGCAACTATTGATGGAACGAATGGTCAGTTAAAAGAAACTAAACTCGTTTACCCGTGGCCTCAGTTTATTCAAGAAGTGGTTGAGGAAAACGGAGACACTAAATATGAAATAAAGTATCCTGGACAGCCAACAATTATAAACTCAATTAATGGGTGGAATAATAAAAAATGGCCTGAAATACAATTTGTTGAAGAATATTTAAAAGCTTCATTGGAAAAAGATAAACCTACAATTAATATTAATTATGGTAATGAGACACAGATATCTCCATATATGGGTATTAATGCGGTTGAATTTCCATTTGAAAATCTACCATACATTAATGAGGAAGCAGTTTCTTTTCTATATGAAATTTACGAAAGGACATATTTGGGTTCTCACTATAATAAAATTATTAGAAATGATAATTTTAGAAAAACATTATATAATGTTTTCGCAGATTTTGAGTCAATTAATATTAAGTCAGGTCTAAAAGATAGTCCTGGATTAACTACACTATTTAAGAACTTTAAATTTACTCCTCAAAGTTATATAAACGAATTATCTTCGATATCCAATAATGGTCAAGGAAGTTTTTATTCTAAAAAAGTTAGAGATATATATACTCAAAATTATTTAGAAGGGTATATCAATAAAGATTTCGGTATATATTCTATCGATAGTATACTTACAGATTCCACTGAAATTGAATCATCTACAAAATCGGTTTCAGCATTAGAGGATTACATTAGTGGTACATCTTCTAACGGTGAAACATTCTTAGATAAATTTCCATTTAACAGTGATAGTTGGATACGTCAAAATTTAGCCAATGGTAAATCGGTCACTAATTTTAGAGGGGCAAATTCGACTACTGACATTATGAGTTTTAATATTCTTAAAAAAACTTTAGCGACATTTAATGATGAGGGGGATTCAGATGAGAGATATACAAATAAGTATTTCACTTATTTTAACTTTGAAAAAAACTTACCTAACTTACCTTCTCAAAACACATCAAGTGGTGGAGTGACTTCGTACCAAACAAATGATGAGGTAAAGAGATATTATGAGAATAGAGAGAGTAAAGATTTTTATTTAAGTGAGAGTGTTTTAAATTATGGAAATAGTTATGATACCTCAACAAATAATTTAAGCTCTTTACAAACAACATCGTTACTTAATACTCCTTATTTTGTTAATGCGTTAATGAAAGGTGTTGAAGATGAAAGTTCGGGTAACGTTAATCCATATGTGGGGTTAGGTTATTTGTATTTAAATTCTTTACCTTTACCAACGCTCAGTGAAAAATATCTAACTAAGTCTTTATCCGATGACGGTGTGTCACAAACAAAATGGGGTGATTACATATTTGCGGGATTAAGTAAATTTGCTGCGATTCATAAAATACCTTACTTATGGTTACTAAAATACGGGTCAATATGGCATCGTTATAAACAAGATAAGAATGGTAATGGTGATATTTTAGATGGGATATGGGATGACTTTAACTATGTGAACGCTTATGACCCGATTGGTGACGACTATAATAAAACTTATACGATTAAATCGTATAATAGTCTAACACCTGTAACTTCGACATATGTACCTGAGAAGATACAAGGTGATTTATTGGAGATAAAAAATGGATTTTACCCTAAAGTTATTAATAGTACTTACAAATTTTTTACGGGTGAAGATGTCTTTATTAATTATGATAATACTGAGTTAGATGAAATGTTTACCAATGGAGGATTTAAAATGGGTCAATCACAATCTAATTTACTTATTGGGGGTTATGACCCTAATAATGTGAATCGAGCTTTAAATTATGAAAGTTGGTTCCAATACTTTGATATTGATGGGTACTCATCTTTTGATGAAGATGCTACAGGTAATTTATTGGTTATACCATCAGCAGGAGATTTAAAATTTACTCAAGCGCAAAGAGAAATTTTTAATAATGACGGAAAATTAACTCAGAATATTGAAAATAATCAAGCGATTCAAAACGGACAAGTAAGAACCTTATGGTCGGCACCTAACTACGGATATTTTAATAATAGTTGGGTAAAAAAACCAAGTACTACCGAATATATTAAAGTCATTAATAGAGATGATGACAAACAAGATTCATTTATTATTGGTAATAAGGACACCTCATATAAATCAATCGAGGAAATTTTTGCAATTTTTTCTAAAGATATGTTGGACGAGTTTGAATCTCACTTTTTGAATTTCTGTAAAAAAGAAAAAGATTACAAACAAATGGTATATAATCCATCTAAAGTGAATTATAACCAAGAATTAGGTAGTTACGAAAATGAGTATGAGTTTAATATTGAAAAGGTAATGAAATCATTATTATTCGTTAGGAAACCTAATTTAACAAATGTAAATGCATCAAAAGATGCTAAAGAAATTGCCAAGGCACAAATGAGTAAACTTGTTAGTCTTAATACTAAAGAGTTATTTGAAAAAGATGTAATTTTTAAGATAGGTAATCCTGGTGGGTTTAATAGGAGAGTTTTCGATTCTTTGTCTTCTAATGAATTATTGAAACCTGTCGACCCGATAAACTTTGACACTTACCAAACAAATACGTTACCTACGAGTAGTAATCCATTATCTTTATCTATCAGTCAATCAATTAGTCCTGAAGCGTGGAGGGCAATGTATGAGTATGTGGGTGATTATATGGAAGATGGTATGAAATATACTGATAACGGTTCATATGTTACCGATTTCTTCCCAACAATGAATATTAGGTTTACTGAACTAAATGTTATTGACTTATCACCAATTATTAAAATATTTGCAACCAAAAAATATAATAATGATGGTGTATTAAACAGAGGTGAGTTTTTAAATGAATTCGAAAACTTTATGTCTGATGGATTAACATATCAATATAGTATGTTAGACCAAATATTTACAACACTTAATAAAACATTACCTAATGTTAAAGAGGTTCAACCTCAAGAAAGAATTTCTAAGTTGGATGGTAATGTTAATAAGAATGAATTATGGTCAACCTTTAAAAATTTTAATGACAGGTGGATTTCAGGTCAAAATTTAAAAAGTAAAACTTTATTTGAGGAGTTTTTATTTTTAGATAAAGCCAATAGACCTATAGGTGATAAGGTTATTATTAATATTGAAGATATGAGATTTTTCTTAAAAAACTCAAAAGCAACTGAAAGTGTTTTAGGTTTAATTGGAAATATTTTAGAAAAAAATAATTTTGTTTATATGCCAGTTCCTTCATACTCCAATTTCTATGGTAGAAATGAAAGAGTAAAAGAGGGTATGCCTGACCCATCATATAGTGATGTTGCAAATAATTCTTTTGGTACTTTCTTAGAAGTCGATACTCATGGGTCTGAACCAAAATTCTTAGCTATTTATATTGGTAAAACTTCAGATAAAATTAATACTTCTGCGAATAATACTAATTACTTATTTCAAGATGATGCTTTTGATATCTCTAAGCCTACATTATCTTCGGTAAGAACTTCTGAGGATGGGGTTACTAACTTTTCAAATAGAAATAAAGTAGTTGCCTTTAATGTTGATTTCGGAACTAGAAATCAAAATATGTTTAAATCAATATCGATTGACATGTCGCAGAGAAAAAACATCGCACCTACGTTCCAAATATTGGCGAATATGGGTTCAATGGCTGACGGTCAAAAAGTTGCTCAGGAAACCGCTAATCTATATAACTTTTATAAAAACTCTAGTTATAATTGTACTGTTGTGTCTATGGGTAATGTTATGATTCAACCGACAATGTATTTTAATTTAAGACATGTACCCATGTTTTATGGTCCTTACTTGATAACGAGTGTTAACCATGATATCACAACTAGAGACTTTGTTACAACATTTGAAGGTGTTAGGGCGACTAAATATTCTTTACAAATGCCAGATAGTCTAATCTCAAGTGTTAATCGAGATATTATTCAAAATTACAAATCCGATATTAGAAGAGTACCTACATTAGCCGGTTCAACTGGTGACACGTCAGTTAGACAAAGTTCTATAAAAAATAGTAATAGTCAGACCAATAGTAAGAGACAGGCGGATAATTCTAAGTGTGTTGCCGTACAGAATATTGATAAACCTTACGTTAACAACGTTACGACTGATTTGACTCAGACTGAATTTAAGGATGAAATTGATTTGTTAGTTTTATCGGATAATGTTAAAAAATATATTTTTGGTGTTGGATTCGTTGAAACGGGGGTTAGTCAAAAATTAAGGGCTAAAAATCACAATTATTTTAACCTTAAAAATATGAAGGAAAACGCTAAATGGACTGTACCATTTAATAATCAAACTTGTGTTAGAGATGGTGACTACATAGTTCCGTACATATCATTTGGTGATGAAACAGAATCTATTAAGTTTATGGGTCAAATATGTTCACAGTATGAACAAATAATCCAATCATTTTTAGTTAATAGTAACATTAACGGAGACTTGGCTCTTAGTTTTTCTTATTTATGGTATTATACATTAAGATTAACGACTAACGATAAACAATTAACCGCAGCTAGTAATGTTGATGATGTTATAATTGCCACTGTTGACGGAGATTTAAAATCGAATTCAAATGGGAAGTCATTGTTTGATAATGCCTATAGTACTTTTAAAATTAAAAATAGAAAGTGGGATAATTCTTAAAAATAAGAAAAAGACCAATTAACGTATATTTATATATAAAAAACATTATGAATACAAAATCATTATTAGACCAGTTTTTGTCAAAAGACACAAGAATTACTGAAAAAGATACAGGAAACGGATATAAAGAGGTTTGTGATTTAGACACGGGCGATTGTTATACTGTTAGAATGAAAGACGGCCTTATTGAAAGAGTGGATAATACAATGAAACTAAATAGAACATTAAAAGTTGAGACACCTCATGGTGTTAAAACACTTCTTAATGGTTAAAAAAAACTTATTATGTCAGTAGATAAAAAAATTATACAGGAAATAGAAAAATACAATAGTATTAATAGGTATATTTCCGAACAAGAAGAACCTGTTGACCCAGCGGCGAATTTAACTGGTGGTGAAAGTGATGAACCTACTAATATGGATTTAGGTGGTAACGAAATGGGTGATACTACACCTATTGATGTTGACAACGACCCTGATGTTGAGGTGGTTGGTGAACCTGATAGTGAAAGTACCGAAACTTTAGATGATGAAGGTACAGGAACTGAAGAATTAGATATTACTGATTTAGTAACCACTCAAAAAGATATGTCTTCAAAACAAGAAGAGTATATGGAAACTATGATGGACAGGTTGAATGACTTAACTAATAAATTAGATGATATGGACCAAATATTAACTAAGATTAATAGTTTAGAACAAAAAGTTGAAAAGTATCGTCAAAAATCACCTGAAGAAAAACTATCTTTAAGAAGTTTAGATAGTTATCCTTATAATCAAAAATTAACGGACTACTTTAGTGATAAAGAAGTTGAAATGGAAAAAACGGGTAAGAATGAATATATTTTAACTCCGGATGATGTTGAGAATTATTCAGAGGGAGATATTAAAAAATCTTTTGACAGACCATTTGAAGATGATTATAAAATGTAATTGACTAACCAAATATGATTAACTATAATAAGGCCACGATTCGTGGTCTTTTTTTATTTTAACTATTTGACAAAACGAATTAATGTGTTACATTTACTTTAGAGTAATCGAGAAAATAATTTAATAATTAACAAGAGAAAAGAGAAAAAATTATGAAAAATGCACTTGACGCAGTGTTATCTCAGTATGAGAAAAACACATCAAAAAACAACAATGGAGGTCAATCAATGTCTCAAGAAGATAGATTGAAACGTTACTTCACTACTTACCTACCTAAAGGTACTAAATCAGGACAAAAGACAGTTCGTATTCTCCCAACACCTGACGGTTCATCACCTTTCAAAGAAGTATGGTACCACGAAGTCCAAATTGACGGGAAATGGACTAAACTTTATGACCCAGGAAAGAATGACGGTGAACGTTCACCACTTACTGAGGTTTACGAAGAGTTAATTTCAACAGGTAAAGAATCTGACAAGAAATTAGCGAGTCAGTACCGACCACGTAAGTTTTATATCGTAAAACTAATTGACCGTGAAAATGAAGACCACGGACCTAAATTTTGGAGATTCAAAGACAACTACAAACAAGAAGGTATCTTAGATAAGATTATCCCTATTTGGAGAGCTAAAGGAGACATTACAGATGCTAATGAAGGTAGAGACTTAATTGTTGAACTATCTAAGTCTAAAACACCTTCAGGTATTGAATACACAGTAGTACAAACAGTTATGTATGACGACCCTTGTAAGATTTCGGATGACGAATCACAACAAAAAGAATGGGTTGAGGATGAATTGACTTGGCAAGATGTTTACTCACAAAAACCCGTAGAATATTTAGAAGCGATTGCGAGAGGTGAAACACCTGTATGGAATAGTGACCTTAAAAAATATGTTTACGGTGACGATGAAGAAATGACAATTGGAGGTTCTTCAAATACGTCAACAGAGCAAGAAAAAACTGTTGACCCACAAACAGAATCTGAGGTTGATGACGACCTACCGTTTTAACAAAAACTAACATGATGGTACAGACATTCGTGTCTGTACCATCTTTTAATAAAAAAATATGGCAATAAAGAAAAAAGATTTTAGTAGCATTAAAAAGAAGTTTTCAACTTCTGCGAAATACAAACCACAAAGGTTTTTTGATTTAGGAGGTGACTTCTTGGATGCTGTTGGAGTACCTGGACCGGCAATTGGACATTTGAATATGTTCTTGGGACATTCTGATACAGGTAAAACAACAGCATTAGTAAAGACTGCGGTTGATGCTCAGAAAAAAGGTATTTTACCTGTTTTCATCATTACAGAACAGAAGTGGTCCTTCGAACATGCAAAACTTATGGGTTTTGAATGTGAAGAAGTTGTGGACGAAGAAACGGGAGAGTTAGAATGGGATGGTTTCTTTATCTTCAATAATAACTTTGAATATATTGAACAAATCACGGACTATATTAATGAACTTTTGGATGCTCAATCTAAAGGTGAATTGGATTACTCTTTATTATTCTTATGGGATTCAGTAGGTTCTGTTCCGTGTAAAATGACTTTTGACGGTAAGGGTGGAAAACAACACAATGCCGCTACACTAGCAGATAAAATAGGTATGGGTATTAACCAACGTATATCGGGGTCGAGAAAGTCAGATTCAAAATATGAAAATACTTTAGTGATTGTAAACCAACCATGGGTTGAGTTACCCGATAACCCATTTGGTCAACCTAAGATTAAAGCTAAAGGTGGTGAATCAATTTGGTTGAATTCATCTTTGGTATTCTTATTTGGTAATCAAAAAAATGCGGGAACTAACAAAATAACTGCTGTAAAAGACAAAAGAAAGGTTAAATTTGCAACACGTACTAAAGTGTCTGTAATGAAAAACCACATCAATGGTTTGGGTTACGAAGACGGAAAAATTATTGTAACCCCTCATGGATTTTTAGCAGGTAAAGACTCTACCGAAGAGAAAAAATCTATTGAGTCTTACAAGTCTGAGCAATCAGAATATTGGAAAGAGGTTATCGGCACTGACGGTGACTTTAAGTTAGAAGAAGAAAAACAAGTGTAACCCTTAAAAAATTAAACGTGGTTAAAACATTATTAGTAGATGGAAACAATTTATTCAAAATAGGTTTTCATGGGGTAAAAGAATTTTACCACGAAGGAAGACATATCGGTGGAATTTACCATTTTGTCAACACAATCAAAAGATTTATATCGGAATATAACTACGATAAAGTAATCGTCTTTTGGGATGGAGAAAATAACTCTACCCAAAGACGACTTATTTATCCTGAATATAAACAAAATCGTAAACAAACATTAAATGAATCGAAAAGAGAATCTTTTGATTGGCAAGTTGAAAGAATAAAGACTTACTTAGAGGAAATGTTTGTAAGACAAGTATGTGTCGATAATACTGAAAGTGATGATTTAATAGCGTATTATTGTCAAATATCTCAAGATGAATACAAGACTATTTTTTCTTCAGATAAAGACCTAACACAACTTATCTCAGACAAAGTGGAGGTGTACCAACCTATGAAAAGAATAACTCTTAAGAATGGAGATAAGGTACTAATGAAAGAAATTTCAATCCCGCATGAGAACATATCAACCTTTAAAATCATTTCAGGAGATAAGTCCGATAATATTAATGGTATTCAATATATGGGTGAGAAAACTTTTGCTAAGTTATTTCCTGAGATAGTTGATAATGTGGTAACTGTTGACGATATTAGACAACGTGCTGAGGAATTACACAAAACAGATAAAAACAATAGGGCATTACAAAATTTACTCTCGGGTAAAACAAGGAGTGGAATTTATGGTGAAGAATTTTTTGAAATTAATAAGAAACTTGTAGATTTATCACTACCTTTACTCACTGAAGAATCAAAAGAGATTATAGAACTCTACCACAAAGAAGAATTAGACCCGGATGGTAGAGGTTATAAAAATCTAATGAGGATGATGATGAGTGATGGAATTTTTAAGTACTTACCTAAACATGGAAATGCTTGGGTAGAATTTTTAACACCTTTTATGAAACTTACACGTAAAGAAAAAAGAAGATTCAAAAACAAAAAAAGACAATTATGAAAGAAAAAAATGATGTAACAAAACTAGAATTTTTGTTAACGCTTAATGACAACATTGTGGTACAGAGATACTTTAATGTTAGAGGATACAATCCTGATGCTAGGTCAAGTATGGAACTTTATGATTTAGTTAAATCCGCTTCTGAAGATATTCATGAAGATTTAAAGAGTAAATCTTTAGATTATTTGAGTGAAAACAATGACAGAATTATGGTCAATCCTGAGATTCTTAATACGTCAAATACTGATGGACCTGAAACTTTTAATATGATTATTCGTATTGGAGATGAGACAATTTGTCATAGAGTATGGGATGCTAAAGTATACCCTCCAAAGACAAGATATACGGTTGACGTACGTCCACACCTAAAAAAATTACTTCGGGAGTTAACTGACATTTTCTCATCTGAAAATTTAACTTACGATTATCTCGAATATCAACTAGTTTAACCATATTTATATTCTACACAAGAAGATTAAAACTTAATAATTTATGTCAAAAGAAAAAAATTTTGGATACCTCGGTAACACATTTCAATTACAACTACTCAATAATATTGTCCTATATAAGGACTTCGCAAATTCTATTGTAGATGTACTTGAACCAAAATACTTTGACAATCAATATTTCAAGTTAATAATGCAGATGACAAAGGAGTATTACGTCAAGTATGAACACGCTCCTTCGTTCTCGACCTTAGAACAAATCACTAAGTCCGAAGTATCATCCCCTATGGCTCAGAAAATGGTCCTGGATATGCTCGGACAGATAAAAGAGGCGTCAAATGATGGACATCAATATGTTCAAGAGAAGTCTTTAAAGTTCTGTAAACAACAAGAACTACAAAAGGTAATGAATAAGGCTCAAAAGATTATCGACAAAGGTGAGTTCGAGTCTTATGACCATTTAGAAGAAATGGTACGTGAAGCGTTACAGGTAGGTGAGGTTGATTCGGGCACTGCGGACGTGTTTTTTAATTTAGACGAGGTATTAGATGATGATTTCCGTCATCCAATACCTATTGGTATTTCAGGTATAGATAATTTACTAAAAGGTGGATTAGCTAAAGGTGAAATTGGTGTTATATTGGCACCAACAGGTGTTGGTAAAACAACTGTTTTGAGTAAAATCTCTAATAATGCATTTAACTTAGGTTATAATGTATTACAGATTTTCTTCGAAGATAACCCTAAGATTATTCAGAGAAAGCACTTTACTATGTGGACTAAAATTGCACCTGATAATCTGTCTTTACACAAAGAAGAGGTTATGAGTAAAGTAAAACAAATTAAAGATAACGCGGAGAACAAGTTAATCTTAAAGAAGTTACCGTCAGACCAATTAACTATGAGTCAGATTAAGAATCAGGTTCGTAAAATGATAGCTGAAGGAACTAAGATAGATATGGTTGTTGTTGATTATATTGATTGTATCGTCCCTGACCGAAATTTAGGTGACGAGTGGAAAAGTGAAGGTTCAGTCATGAGAGGATTTGAATCGATGTGTCACGAGTTAGACATTGTAGGATGGACTGCAACACAAGGTAACCGTTCCTCTATATCGTCAGAGGTGGTTACGACCGACCAAATGGGAGGGTCCATCAAAAAAGCTCAGGTCGGTCACGTTATTATTTCTGTTGCTAAATCCCTACAACAGAAAGAAATGAACTTAGCAACAATTGCAATTACTAAATCAAGAATTGGTAAAGATGGTGTCGTATTTGAAAATTGTAAGTTCGATAACGAAATGATGGAAATTGATACGGAATCTAGCGTTACTTTCTTAGGTTTAGAAGAACAAAAAGAAGAGAACAACCGACAACGTATTAAAGATTTATTGGAGAAAAGGAAACAGAGGGAAACTCCGAATAATTAATAAAGTTTAAAGAATATAATATGGAAAGTTTAACTAATCAGGTGAGCAAAGACCTTCGTTATGTCATCAAAAGAAGTGGTGATAAGGTGTTGTTTCAGACAGAAAAAATTGAAATCGCAGTGATAAAGGCGATGAAAAGTATTGGAATGGTCGATGAAATAATGTCAGAAAAGATTGCAAGAATATCTACTAAGGCTATTTTTAGAAATAATAAAGACCATGTCCCACATGTAGATGAGATACATGATATGGTAGAAAATAAATTAATGGATAATGGTTTAAATGATGTTGCTAAAGAGTACATCATTTATCGCTCTAAAAACCAACCAAACATTTTTTCTAAAAGAGTGAATTTAAAACCCTATGAGTATCCTAATTTAAATGATTATGTGGATGCTATTAGACATTCATATTGGGTACATACTGAATTT